TCACGATATGCCAAGATTTTATGAAACCACATTGTCTATCACCAACTTACACAACCTAAGTATATCAACTCACGTAAACCGTTCTCGTATATATAAAACATTATTAGAAATTCCGGACAGCGATACGGATAAGTGGATAAAAACAGAAGATACACCAAGAGATACAATAAGCCTTGCGCAATCAATATGTCATAAGGCCGGTAGTTTGGCCGAGAAATATCCAGGAATTGTAGTTGTAATTTACATTCCTACTTCTTGGAGTCTACACAAACAGTTCAAACATGATGGAGAATCGTTTGATTTGCACAACTATATAAAGGCTTATGCGGCTCAACACAGTTTTACAACTCAAATCATAGAAGAAAAAACTTTGAAGGACCCAATGGTATGTGAAATCTGCTGGTGGTTGTCATTAGCTTTATTTGTTAAGGCAATGCGTATCCCTTGGGCATTGGCCAGTCTTGATTCAGATACGGCGTATGCAGGTATTGGTTATAGCGTCAAAACAAATGGTAAAGGAAAAGTGGACATCGTTTTGGGTTGTAGCCATATATACAACGCAAAAGGTCAAGGGTTAAGATACAAATTATCAAAAGTTGAGCAACCTCAATTTGATGGGAAAAAGAATCCTTATTTAACTTATGAGGAAGCCTTCAAATTTGGAATTACTATACGAGAATTGTTCGTTAAATCCATGGATAAATTACCTCGTCGGGTTGTCATTCATAAACGAACACCATTTAGAAATGAAGAGATTGAAGGCATTACCCATGCGCTAAGTCAAGCGGGAATTAAAGACATCGACTTGATAACCATCAATTATGAATACAATGCTAAATTTATAGCACAAAGAGTTTATGACAACAATATTTCTGACGATTCATATCCGGTATCGCGCGGAACGTGCATAAAATTGTCATCAAGAAATGCTTTACTATGGACACATGGTGTCGTTCCATCAATTCGGGGTGGACGGCGTTACTATCCCGGTGGCAGGTGTATTCCAGCTCCTCTAAAAATAACTAAGTATTATGGTAAAGGAGATCTATCTACTATTGCCTCTGAAATTATAGGATTTACGAAGATGAATTGGAATTCATTCAATCTATATACGAAATTGCCAGCAACAATTGACACTTCTAATACATTGGCACAGGTGGGTAATTTACTGCATCAATATAATGGAGCAACGTACGATTATCGATATTTTATTTAATTCTGTAAAACATTAGTCTGGCAATGCCAGACTAATGTTAATGCAGGGGACTTGTTATAACATAAGTTTATACTATTTCCCGTCATATATTTTTTCCACGACAATCCACATGTCGTCCGGCAATTTCTCGTCTGAGATTTTCTCGCACGCCTGTTTCAGGTAGGCAAGTTCATCCCCCGCAAAGTCGATGGCCAGCGGCGTGTCTTTCTCGATGTCCCACTCGATGCGCCCGTTCTCCTCGTTTTCGTGCAGGCCGACCGCCTCGCGCTCACCGGCGGAGATTTCGATTTTGCGAAGAATCTCTTTCTTGGTGTTGAAATCCTTGAACGTGCCCTCCTTGGGCAGGATGACCGGAATGTAGAGCCGGTCTTTGATGTTTAGTTCCATATTCTGATAATTAGGTTTCCGTACTATTCGTTGTCTGCGTGTTCATCCGTTACGGCGGACTGGATCTGGACCATGAAGTTTTCGAAGTCGCCCATCAGACCGGCAATGGAGGCGTCCTTGGGCAGAGAGCAGAAGATTTGGCCGTTTTCGTAAGTGATGGTGCCGATGAAGACCGGTGCCGGGTCGCTGTCGAGGCGGCTCTCGGGAGTGTAAACGGTAGCCACCACACGTTCCAGTGCCCCGTCGGTCATGGTAAAATCCAAGTTGTAGAAGGCACGTTCCGTGCGTTCCTGTGCTGTCTTTGTCGTAGTGATGCGGATAATTTTCATAAAGCAGAGTTTATGAAAGAATAGCATGGCAGGGTGCCGAACAGGTGACAATGCTTCAAAAAAATTACAAATCCCAGTCCGCCGTACTGATTACTTGGAAGTTGAACGAGCCGTCATTCCGGGAAGCGTCATCCTGCGTGTAAATGTCGAAATAGTAGGAATAGATTGCTTTTACCGTCGGATAAATCGGAGTGTTTTCCGCCGTGGAATAGATTCCGGTAGCCATGACGAGGTAGCGGCTCGACAGCCCCCACGTAGAAGGAAGATAGATACGGTACATCCCTTTTCCCAATCGGCTGACGGATACCGATTTCGAACCGTCGAAACAGAGGAAACGGACGGATGCGCTGGAAGTTGTTCCGGTAACAATGCCTGTAACAAGGATTTGCTGGAACTTTCCGTATCGGCTGGTTGTCATCAGGTCCCGGCGGTTGAGTACAATCCATCCGAAAAAGGTCTTGTCGTCCCCGTAACCAATCATTTCAATTACTTCGCGGGAGAATTTGAGCGTCGTTTTCGAGATTCCATCCTCGAAGAAATATTTGCCGCTGGGAGCCGTAATGCTCATCACTCCCGTAGAGATGGTAGAACCCCACCTGTAATTGACAAGGCAAATCCGGCGGCCGGAGTTTTCCAAGGTCCATTGCAGGTTGATGTTCTCGTTCCAGCCGCCTGTTTGCGTACAGACCACGTTGTCGTAGTGCACGGGGTCGGTCTGCACATCGCTGGTCGTGCCGCCGCCCACGACAATCCAAATTGAAGGGTCGTTCTGCACGAACGCGCTACGGATGGTGCCTTGGATGGTCACATCCTTGAATTTGCCTCCTTGGGCGATGATGTTGCCGGCGGCATCCCATTTGAATTTGCCGTTGGCTACCTGTCCCGAACCGTCCGTGTTGAAGATGCTCCGGCCGGAACCGAACGAGGCGGAACCGTCGTTGTTGAGTTTCCAGCGCGTACCGTTGGTGATGGAGCCGTCGGCACCCAACGAGACGTTGTTTTTCCAGATGCGGGTGTTGTCGAATGCCCATCCGGCAATGCGGTTGTAAATCTCTTTGGCTCCCGATTTGGTGTAGTTGGCCGACAGACAGAAGTATTCCACATGGTCCCATGTCATCATCTGGATGCCGAGAAAACCGGTTTTCACGCTGTTGCCCGAAGCGGCAATCTGACCGAAAACCACATGCCCCGCATTGCTGCTTTGGTACCATGTCATTACGATGCCCTGCGGTTTGTATGCGCCGTTGTACCAGTAACCTGAACCGCTGGCCGCAGTCCGCATCTGGATTGGCATGGCTCCGACTGCACCCACACTGCCGGCCGTGATGTTGTCCGCGCCGATGGTCCAGCCACCGATTTTGCCCCGCACGAAAGTACAGGTCAGGCCGTTGATATAGTCCGTATTGATGATATTGGCCTTGATGCTGCCGGCATCCAGTTTTGTGGAATTGATGCTGCCGGCAGCCAGACGGTCGGCACTGAGCGTCCCCGTCCGGATACTGCCCGCATCGATGGAAACGGCATTGACCTGCGCCGCAGTCAACGTGCCGGTGTAGATGCCTGTAGAACCAATGTAGGTCAGTGGATGCGCAGCCAATGTGCTGTCAGAGCTTTGAGCCAAAGCGATGAACCGGTGACGGCGTATCTCCTCCTGAACTGTCGCCGTGAGGGTACGGGCACCCGGAGCGTTAGCCGTGTTCGAACCGCTCTGAAAAATAAGATCGCAGTTGTAGGCAATCTGCGGTGCTGCCGGAATCGGAGATGGACTATAAATGTTGTTCACTATCGGCTGATCCGAGTAGATATGGTACACCGCACCAGTCGTTCCGCCCCCGCGCAGGAACACGGCGAACATGCAACAATTACCACACAATTGTGCACCGGCAAACATGCGGCAGTATGTCTCTGAAAGTTCATAGATGTCCCACGAGTAGCCAATGCCGCCCCAACCGCCGAAATTGGCTTTCAGCAATAGGACAAGTCCACCTTTATGAGTTGTATTGTTCCAACTGTCAGGGGCTTGCTCACTATATGCACGTCGGATAAGAATATCCCGTTTGAAGGTCTGGTCTCCGCCCTTGAAAATGACAGGATAGTATTTATCCTCTTCACCGTAAATGACGATTTTGTGATAATATGGATAACCGAAGTTGGCACGTTTGGCAGCCTCTATATCGTTTTTCCAGTTCAACGACACCGCCGCCGAAAAGGTCACCGCACCGGCTGCATCCCATGAGATGTTTCCCGACGCGATACTGCCGGACCCGTCGTTGTTCAGCTTCCATTTGCTGCCGTTCATGATGGAGCCGTCCGCACCCAATGCGATGTTGTTCTTGTAGATACGGTTCGCATCGATGTTCCACCCGGCAATCTGGTTGGCAGAACCGAAACGGGCAAGGCAGTTGCCAGCAGCATCCGTGGCATAGAAACCGAAATCCGTATCGGAGTTGTAATAGATCTGCACTCGCTTGCCGCTTGTCGCTCCAGAGCTTGCCCCGTACACGACCACCCGTTTGTTGCCGCTATCCAACAATATGTGGCTGTTGGATAACGTGGTTGCACCGATAGTCCAGCCGCCGATAGTTCCCCGAACGAAGGCACACGTCAGACCGTTGATGTATGCCGCATTGATGATGTTCGACCGGATTTCCGCAGCATTCAGACGGGCGGTAGCGATGGTGCCTGCCGTAATTTGCGAGGCATTGATGTTGATGGCATTGACGGTATTGGCGGACAGTTTCCCCGTGAATATGCCGTTTGCATCGATGTAGGTCAGCTTGTTCGACCAGCCTTCCGCATTGGCTTTCGAGGTAATGGCATCCGCCACGGCACGGGCATCCGTACCGGCTTTCTTGGCATCGGCAATGGAAGTGTTCAACGTAGCGGTCAGTGCCGAGATTTTACCGTCAGCGTCTTTACCGGCTTGCGTGACGGCTTCGCTTTTTTTCGTGTCGGCATAGCTCTTGGCACTGCCCAATGCGGCATCCGCTTTGCTTTGGGCAGTAGCGGCGGCAGCGTTAAGCGTTTCAGTCTTGGCTTGCTGGATGGCGTTGGTCCAGTTCAGGCTGACACCCGCACCGAACGTGATTTTGCCGGTTAAAGCATCGTAGCGGACAAACTGGTCGCCGTAACCGAGCTGGACGTTGCCGCCGTTATCCAAAAGAAAGGTTTTGGATCCGTTCCTGAAGCCGCAGATACCGTCGATGGTTTCGGTGGCAATACCGCCGGAAGCGGTTTTCGTACTCAGAGAGAAGCGGCCGATGGCAGTACCCGTCACGGTGCCGTCCGCGTTCTTCACACCGGCAAAGAGTTTCGGCGTGATGACAGTATGGCTGTCGATAAGCGTTTTACCGGTATTCCATTCCCGTACCCAGTCCAGCAGGTTGGCATCGGCACCGGCAGTGCCCGGCGCACCGGCTTTCGCTTTCGACCAGACGAACGACAGGCTGTAAACCGCCCCTGCAATGGTAACGGGAATATCCAAAGAGCCGTGCTCGGCAAGGGTTGTCGTTCCGGTGGCAACCGTATAGGTCACTGTTTTCCGGCTGTTATCCACCGAAATGGACGAGAATCCGGCCGGTTTGACAATCACTCCGATGGTAAAATCCTTGTATTCCGAATCGCCGCATGTGACCTTGATGGTCGATGTCAGGCTTACGGCAGAGAGCACCTTCCCCGAATGGTCTGCGGGAAAGACGTATTCCCCGAGCGATTGGCTGATTGTGTAGGAATCCTTCTGTATGTAAATCGTGGTTTGCCCACGCGCGATAACTTGTCGGCTGCTCATACGTTTTGTTTGTATAAGAATAGCCGTATGCGTGGGCAATGAGTTTATAGACAAGATTGGTTATCTCATATTGCCTACATGAATACTTCACAGTTGAACACCGCCTTACGCCACACATCCTCACCGGTAATCCGCAGCGTGCGTCCCCGATGTTCTTCAGCATTCCAGAGTGCATCGCTGTCGGCATCGTCGCTGATGCGGTTCCAGAGGAAATTTTCATCGGGAATCCGGTCCGTGATTTCCGTTCCTGCTTTGTAAAGACGGGCATGTAGTGTCGTCTCGACCATGTGGTTGCGGAAAACGGTGCCCGAATCGGACTCCACATGCAAAGAATAGCTGTCACTGCCGTCGTATTGTTTGGAAACGGTATGCGTGGCATGATACGATGTGCCGGAGGATCGGACGATGAAACGGAGTGTCAGGACGTTCCGGCCTTCCCAGCCGGAGAAATCCGGCGTGAGCGTGTAAACGGACTGGTTCCCGCCGGTGTCTTTCCACCCGCCGTCCGCAGCAAGGTATTCCCAACGGCAGGAATCCGTTGTCAGGTTCTGCGCCGTGCCGGTCAGGAGGATCTCTGCCGGGTCGCAAAGATTGCCGGAAACGGCATCGTTATAATGAAACACCGTACCGCCATCAACGGTGACGAAACGGGGTTTCATCTGTTCCTGCATCTCTTCATCCAAATCCTCCCAGCGGATGGTGACATCCTGCAAGATGATGGAGTCTTTGTTCCAGCGGAAACGGCCGCCGGAGAAGTATCCGCTGCCGTCAGGGTTGATGACGAACGAATCGTTGCCGGCACGGATGGAACCGTCCGGCTCCAACCGTAACAGGGGGTGTTGAATCGTGCCGCCCACACCGCCTCGGCAGAACCACGCCCCGTATTCGTCGGTTTCGTTCAGGATCCCGTCTGTCGGCTGGTATAGGGTCGGCACGTTCCCTTTTTCAAGTTGCGGGGAACTGAAAAACCAGACCACCCGGTTCTCGGTACGGAAGTCGATGCGAAGGTCGTCGCCGGGGATATGCTCGATGTCGAAAGTCACATGTACCCGTTGCCATGTCTGGGGCATCATAAGGCTGGCGAGCACCTTTTCCCCGTGAAGAATATCGAACGGAGTCTCTTGCTTGGACGGGCAATAACACCAGAAAGAGAGACAGTAACGCTCGCCCGCATGTTTCTCTACCCACACTTCTTTCTGGCAAAGCAATGTCCCGCCGGTCACGGGCAGCAGGATGTTTTTGCCGATACCGGTCGGTGTGGCGGATGAAAGGCGGACAACCGTACTCGTAAAATTGCCGTTCAACGAATCGATGATGCAGTTCTTGTGAATACGTCCGGCGTAAAAGGTGCTGCCGAAGCCGTCCTCGTCACCGGCGGTCAGCGTGCCGGCCACATGAACGTCCCGCGTGGCATAGAGACGCTGGAAGTAAGCCCCATAACCTTGTAGCATACCGAACAGCGGGTCTGCGATTCCCGTGATGCGGCCGATACGGATTTTGGCGGCTTCGGCAAAGGACGAAAGCTGTTCCAGTAGGCAGACATTGAGGTCTCCGATTTCGCACCAGTCGTCCGGACCGAGCTCTCCCGAGAAGTCGAGGGACAGCGCGCGGGCATATTCCGCAGGAAAGTCCACCGTAATCAGGCTCAACCGGTATTGCCATTCGGTCGTAACGTCCACGGTGTCCTGTCCGTCTGTTTCCGTACCGTCGGCATACCCGAAGCGCAACGGCACGGCGGACAACTCTTTGGAAGCGCGGATGCGGAATGAAATCACCAGACGCTGGGGATGGGAAACGGCCTGTGGAAACGGAATCTGAAAACCGCCGGTGACAGCCGCCGCGTCGGAGGAGCGGCTAATCCGGAGGATGCAGGTGGCGGGACCTTCCGAAGGCGTGTAACGGCAGGACCACACCCCGTTGTCGCTGCAACCGAACGCGGCAAGGGATGCCGGACGAAACAAGGAACGTTCCGTCCCCATGCCGTCAATGACATCCATGTACGGGGCTTCTTCGTCCGAGGCAGTCAGGTACATGGCGCCGCTGCGCCGTTCATCGGTCAGGCTCGTGAGACGCACGAAGTCCAGCAATTCTCCGTCACGGGGCTCGTCGCCCTCGATGAGTGCGCCGATGAAAAAAGGCGATGACGCATGTATCCCGTCGGACAGCAGCACGGAGTCTTCTCCGGTGGCCAGCACGACCATCAGGCTGTAAAAGGTTTGCGCACCGTCCGCATACTGACGGCGAACCACGTCTCCGGCATGCAATCCCTGCCGTTTCTTGGAACCGGGGTCGATGCGTATCTTGAAACGGGAATATTCGTATAGTGCCATAATCGGATTTATAGTTTTTCGACACTGTCTCCCGAACAGGTATCGGTTACCCACAAGGCTCCGTTGGTCGCCGAGGAACGCTGTACCTCCAACTCGTAAACCCGCATCCGTTTCCGGATGGTCAGTTCGTCGAAGGTCGCCGAGATGCTTCCCGTCGTCCGGCTGCGCAGGATCGCCCAACCGGTGCCGGCCATTCCGGAGGTGAATCGCTCCGAGGAAAGACTGCCGTCGAAGTAGGCGTTCCCGCCGTGACGGATACCGTCCCCAACCTGTCTGAGGCAGATGTCGCCGGTAAAGAATAGCCCCTCTGCCGTAAGTCGGGTGAAGCTCCCGTCGATACCGATGTGTCCCGTGACCTCGACGGGATTCAGAGCGACGATAAAGTCACCGGATGTACCGATACGCAGGGAGTTCGACGCCCGGTTTAACGGAGCGTAACGGCTGGTGGACGGAGCGTGTCCGAGGAATGTGTTCACCGATTCGTATTGACCGCCGGGAGCTTGGGTGTGGTCGCTGCGGGAGACGAAAACCAATCGGTCATTGTCGGCTGTCAGATAGCAACCTCCCGTGCTTCCGAATCGCAGCAGTTTGTGTATGACGATGCCTTCATCCTCGCTGTCGGTACGGTACGAGGAGAGCAGGTCCCCGCCGTAGCTGTGCCGCACCCGGATGGAGTCGGGAAAGTACGCCGCCCCGTATGGGGAAAGCAGGACGTGCTCGCCGTCGATGTCCGTAAGGTTCGACAGAATCCGTATCTTGGCTGTGTGGTCGCCGCCTACGAGCAGGTCGCCGTCAGCACCCTCCAACCGGATGTCTTTCGCACCGGAACCTTTGAGCACGGTAACTCCGCTGATTCGGACTCCGCATCCGGCTGAAAAGGTCAAGTCACTCAGACAGGATACGGTTTCGCCGAGGACAGAGAAGAGCAGCCGCCCGACGTCGCCCAACTCCGCGCCCTGCAAGGCACGCAGCTTTCCGGAGAGCGTCGCCGCTCCCATGACTTCGAGAGAACCGGCAACGGTAGCGTCGTGCATCGACCAGTCCACAGTGGCGAGGTTGGCATTACCGCCGTGATAGACTTCCCGCCCATGAATGAGCAGGCTGTCGGAAGTCAGGAACACCCCGTTTTCTTTGGTCTCGCCCAGCAGGATATTTCCGGTGAGGGAAAGGGCGGCGTCGGCGAAATTAACCCGTTTCCCGCTCAGGTATATCGTGCCGGTAGCCTTATCGCAACGGAGAGGCTGCATACCGCCCACAAAGAGCTGATTGCCGCCGACATGTACGTCGCCCGTCAGACGGATGCCGTAGGTGTAACCGATGACGTTTCCCTCGTCATCGCTTTGCGAGGTGCGGTACGTTTCCAGCAGACGGCGGTTGTCGATACCGGCGGTAAAGCCGTAGTCGGCACATAACAATCCCTGCATGTCACCGCCGCTTTTGGGCAGATAGCCCGACCAACTACCGGTACCTCCGCCTTCACCGGAAACGCCGGACGAAATCGCCTCGGCAAATCCATAAGCCGTGTTATGCAGACGGATGGACGTGTCGTCACCTTCCTCCACACCGTAGGGATTGTCTTCGCTCTTGCGTTCTTGGGCGTTGAAGAAGGTCTGGTATAACTGGCGGTAGAGACTGTAACACAGGCCCTGCGTATCGAGACCGCCGATGCCGGGATGAAGGGTGACACTCATTTGGTATAGGAGGTTTTGGATAGGAATTTCTGAATCTTGGAGGTCAGCGAGAGGAAGTTGGGAAAGTTCAGCGGCTGCATGGTTCCCATGAGCGTAGGCGTCATAATCTTACTGCACTCCGTCAGGAAATCTAACATGAGCTGCGCCAGCTCGTTACCCAAAACCAGCGGTTCGGTGGCGTTCTCGTCGCCGAGCGTCACTTTGTTGTCGGCAACGGCAACGGTCGTGGAGTTTACCTTCTGTACGATTTTGTCGGCGGTCTGTCTGACTTCCGACTTATCGACGGTCTGCGCAATCTCTTCCGCACCTTGCATGACCGACGATTCTTTGCCGCTGTCGTTCCTGACCGTTGCCGTGATGCCTTCGGCCGTGTAGCTGGTATGGGCTTCGTTTCCGGTCGGTTCCAGCTCGTCGTAATCGGGCGAGGAGTCGCTGTCGGGGTCGAGAGCCTCGGTTTCCGTCATGCCGATGCTGACCTCGGAATGCGCCTCCATGCGGATGGTTTCGGCATGGGAGTAATTGACGATATAGGCATGGCAGGTGGCGGCGTCCACTACGATGGTCACCTCCGAAAAAAGGGTCGGTACGATGAGAAAACCGCCCTCGTTGTTCCGGGCGGCAGCCAGCAACACGCCTTTGTGGATGATACCGCCCGCCGAAGCAGTTTCGTCAGGATATTCGCCCACGTCCACCGTGCCGCCGTAGTCGGCGAACTCTTCATCACTGGGGTCGTCATGTATCTTGGCGACATAACCGTGAATCATGCGGGCGGTACCCACGCCGCCCATGCCGCCCGGAGCCATCTCGATACGCTCAATACTGCGCCCCAATGCGATTTTGCGGATTGCCTCCTGTATCATCCGCCGGTTGTTGTCCTGTGAATTCTTCATATTCAAAGAATAGATAAATTCGACAATAGACAGTTGGATAGAGGCTTTTTGCTATCTTTGAATACTTAAAATGAAACTTTATAAAAAATGAATATACAAGAAAAATTATTATCGTTAGGAGTATCTGAAAAAGAGATAGTATCTAATTTGCGCGGGGCTTATAACACTTCATTCTTCCATATTTACACAGCAGGAGATTTCAACACCGATTTAAGCCTAATAAGCCAAGAAGATCGAGGGACTTTCATTCATGAATACATCCACTATTGGCAAAACATAGGTACTTTGTGGGGATTATCTTCCAGTATTTTACGCTATGAAATGATGTTGAAACTGAAAGAGGAAATAGCCGTCCGTGATGAAGTCAAGTTACCGTATTCTATTTCTCCGACAGAACGAATGAAGCGTCTTGACAGCATATTCAGAGTTGGAAATGGATTTTTCAATGACAGTCAATTTTATGGAGTAAAAATAGACCAAACTAAACGAATCGAGATTAGAACAGGAGAGAAAATTGTCGAAGGGAAAAATATGCCTGTAATATCATTGATTATAACATTTGAAAACAAGGTTACGGATACTTTAGAACTGGGAGCACACATCATCAAGGAAAGCATGGCAGCCTTGTATCAAAGTTTAGTTGACCCTGATGCTACACATGATGATATTCCGTACAATGTTGTGAAAATATTATGCAAGCACAACTATCCTTCATTATACCACAATACCAAACTTCTTATCTGCTGTTGTCATGCAGCTCTTTTCAGTATGGCCCCAGGCGAGAGTCTGATTAAGCTATTGGCAAAAGCTGAAAAAGAAAAGATTACCGACGGTATGCAACTATTTTCAGATTATATCGATCAGTCTACAATTACAACACCACAAAAGAAGAGCATTCCTATTCCCGATTTTTTTGATGGAATGGTCAACAACTTTTTAGAAATGTTGAAGCAAAACTTAGTTGCTCCGTTAGATTATATTAAGACGGTTCTGGAGCGAGTGCGTTTATCCAATAAGATGCTTCCTCTATTGACAGTTTTATATGAAGAAAAAACAGATTGCATTTCGATAGAAAACTTAAATGCTATCATTAGTTGGTTAGGCATTCCTTATATTCAAACTCATAGTTGTGGACATCATAATCCTGCAACAGCAACGAAACGTGCTGAAGATATAGTTGAAGGCGATGATTCGATGGACGTTCTTGAATTGATCGCTTTGGAGGCAATGTATAAATTTTTATTAGGCAATTCATCCTTTCGATGTTGTCCACTCTATGGTATGATGTGTAGCGAATCACCCATAGCGAAATCCGAATGTTTCGATACACCGTGGTTGGGAACTCCTTGTGCATTCACAGTCATAAGTTCACCGCTGGAATTGGATAAGAAAAATGTCCATTGGTAAAATCATCTTTAAGAGTTATTTCCATACGTTGTCTTTGTTCCTTTGATTTTATGCGGTATCGTGATTTTCTGCCGGTAGCCTCCCGTCCCGAAAGTGGTTGTAACCTCCTCGACGATGTAGGTGCCGTTCTTGGCCGGGTTCCGGTCATCGATGAGTTCCACCTGACAGGCCGGATATAACCCGAAATCCCCGAAGAGCGTCACCGAACCGCTGATGCCGTTCAGGTTGTAGCTGCGGAAGTATTCGATGGCCTCCTCAACGAGCTTGTCGGAGTTGATTTTCATGTTCGGCGACATGTAGGGTACGATGGTGTAGGTCGAAAGGTCCACTTTCGTGCGGGTCTGCGCACCGCTGGCCGTGGTGTTGCCCGTCACCTTGTGCGTCTTCTTGCTGATTTGCGTGGCGTTCACGGTCTGGAACTCCTTGCTGCCGGAAACGTTCGGGTCGTAGTCGGGATTCAGGCGCACCGTCACCTCGAAGAATTTCTCATCCGAGCCCAACGCCTTGGCCTGCACGGCAAGGAATTTCGGGTCGGTCTTGAGCACTTTCAAATCCGACGAGGCCACATGCGTGTCGAAGCGGATACAGAAAGGACCGGATGCGCTGTCTTCCGGAAACCGGGGCTGACTCTTGGCGGAGGAGTACGGACGGCCGATAGCGATGGCGGGCATCCGGTCGGGACTGTTTTCGTCGTATTTCAGAAAGCAGTAGATGCGGTAACGGCTCCACGCCGAGAGGATGTCGGCAACGGTGAAGTTGTCCGTGATTTTGATTTTCCCGATCTGGATGTCGAACCGCTTGGTCTCGGAGTGCAGTTTGAATCCGGTATCTTTCAGGATGTTGTATTTGCCCTCCATCACGTCGTTCACGCTCGTGCCCGATGCCGGCGTCTCGAACTTGGGTGCCTGCTTCAGCTTGAGCTTGTAAGCCATGTTCTCGCATTTCAGCTCGAAGCTGCTCTCGGTGTTATAGCCGGTGATGTATCCGTCGAACATCGTGCGCAGCATCCCGTTATAGCCCAAACGGATACGCACCCGTTGCCCGGTTTTGAAGGTCGTGGCGTCCATCGCCGAGTAACTGGAACGTTTCTCGATGACCACGCCGTCCTGCATGACCTCGGTGGTTATCCGGCTGGCGTCTTTGCCTTCAAGGGTGGCCGTACCGATGATGGTGGAGCGGAAAATGGTCCCTTTTGGAAAACGGATGGTTGCCGTGCCGATGAGTTTCTTGTAGGTCTCGACGATTTCGACCTCCTGCACCTCCGTAAGCGTAATGGGGTTCAGAATGGACATCGGATTGCCCGCATCGGGGTCTCCGATGGTAATCCGGCAACATAATACGTCAAGCGGTGCTACAGCCATAGGTTGTTCAGTTTTAATATGGAGGTTGGGTCAATGACATCGGTGCCGAACCGTACCCACTTGATCCATTTGTTCGTATGTTCGATGGCTTCATCCACGACCTCCGCATCTTTGGAGATCAGTTCTACCGCCTCGGAGGGTTCCACGGCCACGCATTGCAAGGTATAGGGCTGCACGTTTCGGTATTCGGCGGTTGGAAGCGAGTAACCCAGAATGATAAGCTGCGAGATTTTCAACTGCCGCAGGATGGTGTTGTCGCAGTCGATGACACCTTTGTACTGGACGATTTTCAGGAACTTCGACAGCTCGGCTTCCGGGTACACGTCGGGATATTTGCTGGTTATCCGACCGTTTATAGTAAATTCCAGATCACCGCCCGAAATGAACTCTTTTCGGGTGTAGTCACGACCCTGCACCGTGGTCAGCACGATGTTGTTTTTCGAGGAGAGCTGTACCTGCGGACCCAAATCGACGAAGGTGATCAGCCCGTATTTGCTGTTGGGCTCCACCTTGCCGCTTTCTTTGTCGTAGTAGGTTCCCTCGCCGCTGATTTTCAATTCGATGTAGTCTGCCACCGTGCGGCCCACTATGCTGTCGGTGTAGTTCTTCTTCTCGGCGACAGCCTGCTGCTCCTTGATGAGCTGGTAGTATTGTCCCGATTTGTTGACGATGGCACTCTGCGACTGGGTTTCGAGGTATTTGTCCCGCTCTTTCTGTTCCCAGTATTTGATATAGCGGGGATAAGAGCGGAGCATGCCGTAGGCCGTCTGGCTGGCGAACTGAATGACGGCACGTTTCAGGATGTCGCTGTTCTTGGAGAAGTAATGTACGGCACCGTCCTGAAACTCCGCGAGTCCCAGACCGATGACGCGACGGGCGGCATCGCTGATGTAGCCGCCCAGTCCGCCATGCGAAAGGATGCCCCCGCTCAGAAGCGTCGAGGCACCGATATTGAGCAATCTGCTGCCGAATAGGTTCTTCATGTCGTTGTCTTTTCGTTAATTAACCGTTCCACGAGGCGTCGAAGTCATGCACTACGTCGATAAGGGCCTGTGCCATCTGTTCCTTGAAGTGCTGGATCTCGGCGGTCTGACCCTCGGGCGATTTCAACAGGTCGATGGTCTCCACGCTCATCAGGTTGGTGATGTTGACGATGACCTGCTTGGGAGCCGCCGAAGATAACCGCCCCGTACCGGAGTAGTTGCCGCCCGCGCCGCCGTCATCGTCTCCTATGTTCGTGATGCGGTTGGCGTTGAACGGGGAGGTGTCGTTCGAGTCCGGCTCGTTGGCATAGAGCGCAGCTGAGAAGCCCGCCTTACGGAGGATGTTTTCCGCAGCCTCCGAGGAACCGCCAAATACCTGGCGTAGGGTACCGGAAAGGTTTACCAACAGGTGGTGCACGCGCTGCCGGCCGGCCAGCATCTCCTGCCGCTCCTTGTCGGTAGCCTGCGCGTTCAAAGCCTTCTGTACCCACAGCCCGTCTTTGTTCTGCGTAAAGCCGCCACGGGCCAACTCTCCATAGTCGAATCCCGACTTCTCGATCAGGGCACGGGCACCCGCCATGCTCTCGATGGCATCGAGATAACCTTGTGCCGCCGTGGTGATGTGTTTCACGGTGGTGTTGTTCTGGTAGGCGGCGTAAGTGGGCGTATAGGCCGCAGCCACTTCCGGCAGGTCACCGAGAGCGTTGGTATAGGTAATCTTGCCGTTACGTTCGAACCAGAAAGGTTTGTCCAAGCCGAGTTTCTTTGCGGCTTCGGCCGCCGTCACCGCCTGCTGCCCGTATTTGAGGGCGATGTTCTCGATAAAGGCACGGACCTCCAACGGGTCGGACATTTTGCCGAACTCGGCATAGGCGGCGTTCAGGCGCGACTGGCTGTCACGGCGGGCAATGGCGGTAATGGCCTCCCGGCTGTCGTCTTGTTGAGCATCGCTATAACTGTATGCCGGAGCATGATAGACACCCCCTCGGGAGGAAGACAAGCTGGCGCCGAGTTCAGCCAGAAATGACATCCACCAGTTCCCGGTAAATATTCCGATTTTATGCCCGCTGCTTTCCTCAACTGTCTTGCCGGAGGTCAGGTCGTCCACCGCCTTTTTGGTATCGATGGCCTGCTGGTAGGTTTTGTGCAAGGCCGCGTACAAGTCTTCGATGACCGGATAGCGGTATTTCTCGTTGGCGGTTATGTCTTCCAGTACGGCGTCCTTGGCTTTCTTGATCTGCCATGTCTTGTAGGCGACCCAGCCCAAGGCTCCCACCAATGCGGCGATACCGGCCGTTGCGGCAACGGCACCCGTACCAATGGCACTCAGGGAACCGGCAGCACCGACCAGACCGCCGCCCGTAGCGACCTGTGAGGCGAACAGCGAGGAGAATCCGGCACGGGCGGCGAAGGACCCGGCTCCGCTTTGCAACAAGGCACGGCCCATCGCACCCTTGCCGCTGACACCGGCTGCCCGCAAGGCCGTGACAAGGGCCCGTTTGTTGGCGAAAGAGAGTGCTTTGATTCCTCGTGCACTGGTCAGGCCGGTCAGACCGGAAACCAGCTCGACGATGGAGTTGCCTGCGGTCTGTTTGCCGATAAAGCCGACCGCGACGCCGACATTGGTCAGGGCGCCGGCGAGTTTGAACAGCCGCGTGGCGACAAAGCCGGTGAACAGGAGCGGTTCGATCCAGTAAAAGTTACGGGTCATCCACGATGCGAAGTTACCCAGCACGGAGAGCAGGCTCATGACGCCCTGCCCAATGGAGGCGAGACCTCGGGCGAACTCGCGGGAATTGAATTTGGCAAGGAAGTCTTTCAACGTGCTCCGGATGACCGGCTCGATGAGTTCGTACCCTTGCATGAAGGATTCCGTAAGCTGGGAGGTCATCTGGTACCACAAGCCTTTGGTCGTGTCCTGCTTGACTTGCGCCAGTTCGGAGGAGATGCCCTGCGACGCCCGGTTCTGGGAAGCAAGCGTCCGAAGCTGCCCGTAGTTGCTGACAAACATCATGGCGGCGTTGCCTCCGATTTTGCCGAAGATGGTCTGCATGTCGGCCATCGTCGCCCCTTTCTTGTTCAGGTCCTCGAAGATGTCGGCCAGCGGGCGCAGCTTTTCCACCTGCTTGCCGTAGATGTCTTCCATGCGGGTGAATTTCACACCCAGACGGTCCAATGCCTCCCGCGCCTCTTTGGTGGGTTTGGCAAAGCGGGTGGCCATAGCTCGCAAAGCCGTACCGGCCATTGTTCCTTTGATACCCATATTGCCGAGCACGCCGATGGCGGCGGATGCTTCCGTAAAATCGACGCCCGACAGACGCAGGTAACCGGCAGCCATCTTGAAGGACTCGGCCATCTCGATGATGTTTACGTTGGAACGCGAGACGGTAGAGGCCAGGATGTCGGCCACCGAGCCCATGCTGGTGTTCTTGATGTTGTAGCCGGTCTGGATGTTGGTGGCAAGGTCGGCAATCTGCGAGATGTCGTTGTCCCCGATGAGCGCGAGGTTCGTAATCGGGCGGATCGATTCGTTGATGGTCTCGATACCCATACCGGCCATACTGAGGAATTTCACCGCACCCGCCACCTCGATGGCCGTAAACTTGGTCTCAACACCGATGCGGCGCACGTACCGGGCCATCCGGTCGAAACGCCCCTCGAAGGTCGCCAGGTCTGAATCGGCAACCCGGAGAATCGAGTGTGCCGACTGCATGATGTTGGAATACTCGACGGCCTCCGTGAATTGTGTGCGAAGGAAGTTGTAGGCCATGTAGGCGTTGAGCATTCCGGCCATCGGGAGGTTCCGCCACGACGGAGCCTTGGAATACTGGATACGGTTGATGGCCGCACGGCGTTTGCTGCCGTACACGGAATCCTCGAAAGCCGCCTGACGGCGCATGGTTGTTACCGCACGGGCTGCGTTGCGCCGCCGCTGGGTATCCTCGGCCTGACGGCGTCGCTTCTCCGCATTGAGTTCCTCGCGGCGGGTGCGCTCGGCAATTTTGCGCAACTCCCGGTCGGTACGCGTACGTTCGCTTTCACGTAAGCGTGCGGCACGCTCGGCGGCACGGATCTCCGACATCTGCCGGAAGGTCTCCACTTGCAAGGCCGCTTTCTCTTTGGCCTGCTGCATGCGCTGACGGTTCATGGCCTCGTCCGCATAGAGACGTTTGTTCAGTCCGGGCTGTTCCTTGTCGGAAAGAACGGCGGCTGCGACTGGGGCATACGGCGGGCGCACGACGGGACCGGCAGGGACGGAGGTCGCGGGAGCTGCCGTATTCAGGTGCAGCGTCATAGTGGCTGCGCCCCGGATATTGCCTAAAAGAATGAGAATTTCCTGCAAGCGTGCCCGGGCCGCGTCGGTCTTGATGTTTACCTCACGCCTTTTCTCTAAATGAGCGAGGGCAGAGTTGATCTTGCCGATGGAACGGGTGACCGTCCGCTGGGTGTCCATGACGCTCTTGACAGCCGAAGCGGCATTCCGTTTCGCCTCGGCCTGCTGCTCGTCCAATTTTTTCTTGCCGACAAGTTTGTTGGTCTGGTTACGGAGCGCACGACCGTCGATTTTCTCGCCGGGATTGATGGTCAGCTTGATGCCCTGCGTCAGTTCTTTGATTTCGGTCAGCAGGTTCTTGACACCTTCCAGTCGCTTTTCCGTTTCGCCGGTTCGGATTTCCAGATCGAAGTTGAAATCCTTCTTCTTGCCGTTCTTTCCCCGGAAGGTCTTTTCCACGGCCTGCATCATCTCGTTGATGTTGGTCACGACCGGTGCAAAACTTATCCGACCCTTGCTCAGCTTCTCGACGGCATTGGCAAAGGCAGTGACCTGCTCGGTTCCCTCCGTGGCATTGACCTTTATATCGTAATAGACTTCGTAATTCTGCGTTTGAGCCATGAATAGCGTGTTTACATCCGTTGAAAGAATAGCCCTTTTCGGGTGCCGGGGACTGAAAAGGAAAGCCCCGCAGTCACAAGGGCTGCGGGGCTTCGGAAAGCGGATCAGGGAGACGGCGGTTGCAAGGTCAGACGGGAGACGAGCACCTGCTGGTGCAGCCACAACGCCTCCTCGGAAAGCATGGCAAACTCTTCGTCCGTGATGCTGTCGAGATGAACACCCGGGAAGTAGTGGCGGATATAGATCAGCCGTTGACGAATCCGCTGGTCGTCACGTACTGCCCAGGTGTCTATCAGTTTACCAGCAGGCTCTGACGGGTGGTGATAATCTCCGAAAGCTGGGACATCAGACCGAAGAGGAACAATGATTCGTTATCCACCAACTCCTTGTCGCCGTCGAGGAAGCAGTCGCGGGCGAGCTGACGCATGGCGTTCACCTCGTCCTTCTTCGATGCCGCCATGAACTTCGAGAACTGCGGGAAAGTCGGCTCACCCATGTAGGCAACGTAAAACTCTTTCTCGCCGCAGTCCGTATCGCCGAACACGACCATCGGATAGACCTTGCGGACTTTCTTCTCGGCCTTCAGCGCGGCCGCTTTCTCCTTAATCTGGGCTTCCTGCTCCAGCGTAAGATTCTTATCTTCCATTTCTGCGTGATATTTGGTTACAAAAAGGAATAGCGGCTTTATCGCTTCAACGGGTGTAATTTCGCAGATAAAATTGTCTATCTACTTGTTTATTCGTATCTTGCAACAGGTTTCGGCATAATACGGAGCCTGTTTATATATAGGATAAAACCTGCTTTTGCGGTCATATTCCGTCAGATAACAACGATATTGATATATAGAGAAATGAAGATACAATACGCAAGCGACCTTCATCTGGAATTTGATGAAAACAGCCGTTTTTTGCAGAAACATCCCCTGGCCGTAACGGGAGATATTCTTGTTCTTGCCGGTGACATCGGATACTTGAGTGATAAATACTGCGAGCGACATCCGTTTTGGGATTGGGCAGCCGACCATTACGAACAAGTAATCGCTATTCCGGGCAATCATGAGTTTTACCGGGGATTCGATATGGCAACAACGGTAGACGGATGGAGTTATGCCCTTCGCCCCAATGTTCGTTATTATAACAATCAGGTCATATCGCTGGGGGTAGAAATTGACTTGATTGTGACACCTCTGTGGGCACAGATTCCGTTCGACAAAGCAGCGGAAACCGTTATGCGTGTGAATGATTTTAGGAATATCCGTTGCGAGAACGACATACTAAGGTGGACCCGCTTCAACGAGGAGCATTTTCGCTGTTTCCGGTTTCTGACCGAGGCCGTAAAACAGAGCAAGGCCAAACACATCGTGGTTATGACACATCACGTCCCCTCATCGCTACTGATGGCTCCTGAATTTCAGGACAGTCCGATCAACGGAGCGTTTATGGTGGACCTGACAGACTATATCGAAGCGAGCCCGATTGAATATTGGATATACGGGCACTCTCACCGAAACATCGACGCAACGATCAGAAACACCAGGTGCCTGTCGAATCAATTAGGATATATCGGTGGTAATGAGCACATTTCATTTGATCCGGCTCGATATATGGAGATAGTCGAGGAATAATCTTTGTACAAATGTACCACTGTATTGAAAATTTGTGGTAACTTTGTACGAAAGATAAAAGAAGACATGGAGTATATTGAGAACATCATACGGAACAATGGAGGCTACATTACTGCGAATCAGGCGAAGGCCGTAAATCGCACAACGTATTACAAGGTACTGGAACTGGTCAGAAACGGAGATTTGGTTCGCATACGCCCAGGTGTGTATCTGTTGCCGGATGAAATGGCTAAAACCATGATTGATGTTGAGATAGTCATTCCGGGAGGCGTTCTATGTATGTACTCTGCATGGTCCCATTATGGACTGACCACCCAAATACCGACTGAGTATTATATTGCCATAGCGCGTAACAGAAAAGTAAGGACACCTGAATATCCTCCCATTACGATATATCGATGGGATGAAGTGGCCTATGAAACCGGAATCACACATACCGTCATAGAAGGGATTACCGTTCCTGTTTATGACATCGAAAAATCGGTCTGTGACGCCATAAAACACCGGAATAAAATCGGTATTGATGTCAGCTCCGAGATACTGAAGAACTACCTGAGCCGCAAAACGCGGGACATCGATAAACTGATGAAATACGCCAAAATTATGCGTGTGGCATCAACAATAAAAAAATATCTGGAAATACAGTTATAAAATATGGGAGAAAAGAATTACGGAAAATCCGTCAGGGCAAAACTCCTGAACATATCCAAAGCGGAAAAGCTGGGTTACCAGCTCATAGTAATCCGTTACATTCAGGAACGCCTGTTGTATCGCTTGTCTCAGAGCCGTTTCCGCGAGAAACTGTTTCTGAAAGGAGGCGCGTTGCTATACGCTCTCGAACAGTTCCGGGCACGTCCGACCTTGGACATAGACTTCCTCGGCGATAAAATCAGCAGGGACAAGGAGTTTGTAAAAATGGCATTCGAGGAGATATGTGCCGTGTCTTGTCCGGAGGACGGGATGACATTCGACACGGAAAGCATCTCAGCCGAAGAGATAACGGTAAACAAGGAATATCATGGCATACGGCTTCATGTTACGGCTCGGCTGGATACCATCCGCCAAGTCATTTCGATGGATATCGGGTTCGGAGATGTGATTACGCCGAAACCCGAAGAACTGGATTATCCGGTATTGCTGAAAGAAACTCCGGCTGTCAATATCATGGCCTATTCATTGGAAACGGTCGTGGCGGAGAAATTTCAGGCTATGATTGATCTGGCGGAAGAAAACAGCCGGATGAAAGACTTTTTTGACGTGTACCGCATTCTGGAAAGCAACAAAGTGAATGAAGAGATGTTGCAACAGGCTATTACCGCCACCTTCTCGAATAGAGAAACCGGATACAAGCCGGATCACATCCTGTTTGCGGAAGAGTTCGTGAAAAGTCCGACACGTATTGCTTTCTGGAAAGGTTTCTTGCGAAAAATCAAATACACGGAAGAACTGTCCTTTGAAACAGTAATGACCGTAATAAAAGAGCGACTACAAGGATATTGGGAAAATTTATAATTCGAAATAATATGGACAATAAAAAATTATCTGAAAAGAAACAAGAATTGATGAAGCCTGATTGGACAGAGAATCTTCATCATGAATTGCAAGAACTACCTTTGCAAGAAGCAAAATGGATTGTAGAAAATATGACTGACTCAGAAATATTTTCTAAAGTAAATAACCGCAGATTTCAGGAGGATTATATTGCCGATTATATAGAGTATCTTTGGACTATTAGTCCAATTGCATATTGGAAGCACATTATTGCGTCATTATCACCCAATATAGGTGCTCTTTGGAGTGATAATATGTCGCATTTTAGAAAAATGTGTACTATTAAGATTCCTGTTGATGTCTTACATGCTGTTTTATCTTTTGCAATATCCCATGATGATAAAAATCGGCAAGATTCAGAAGCTATTGGTTGTGTTATTAAGGCTCAAATTGATAAATTTGGTAGAATAGATGAAATTAAGGCATATATTTCTTCACTACCAGAGAACCAACGAGTTTTTGCGAAAGAGAAAATTTTTGAATATGTAAAACAAGAATGCGGTTATATCTTTTACTGATATGGATAATCATTTTACTATAAATTATCTTCAAGCAATAAAAACTCATCTTCATATCGATTTCAATACAGATAATAGAGCTGTATTCTATCCTGACAAGGTTTGTAATTCAGACTTTATCAATTTGAAAAAGACTTTAGATCAAATATGGAAGGAAACAGAGAGTGCGATTTCTATTTTAAGGACACGAGAGGAAGCCTTTGTCCAGATGGGTTTGTTTGGTTTAGTAGACGATTTGGACTTAGCTGTAAAAGTTGGTTTTTCGTTAGGTGACAGAATTGTATTAGTTGATTACTTATACGAACGGATTTTATCTAAATTGTCTCCTGAACGGATAAATATAACTCATATTGGTTCCATTGCGAGTTCATTAGTCAATCTCTTACCTTTAGCAGAAAAAGGAAGGATCGTAATGATTCCCAATCCTTTTATGTGGCATTCTGATTCAAAGCAGATTATATCAGAAGTCATAAGAAATGGAGCTGATATGACTCCGGAATTATTAAGTCTTTTGAATATGCTATCAATTACAAAATATTGTAATTTACATCCATATACGATAGCAGAATCACCTGAACGGTTCCAAACAATTATCGAACAAGATATCGATTTCTCCGATGCAAGAGGTCTTAGCTCCGGAAAATATGCTTACGATGGGATATTAGGAGCATTATTATCAGAAAAAATAATCAATGAAACAGAATTGAATATTGTGCTGAATACTCCTATCACTCAATATTATGACATAATATCTCAAGAAAAGGATTTTTATAGAGATTATCTCCAGATTTTAACAAATGGAGGAGCTTTATCTGCGTCTAATAATATTGATTCTGTAAGATCATTGATTGTTAAAGCAATAGGTAGAAGAAATGAGCAAGCGAAGCAGAAAATAAAAAAAACTATTGAGATTGGTGGCGGAATAGGTGGCGGAATTATTAGCATTTTAGGAACAATTTCAGTCATATCTGCGCCATTAGCATTGACAGGTGCCTTGCTTAGTTTTGCTCCTTCATTAGTAAGTTTATTAAGTGATAAGACAGAGGCGAAAAATTCTGTTATATCTATATTCAATAAGTTGTTAGAAAATTAAAAGTAACTCTTGAAGAAGTGAAGAAACAAAGAAAAGAGGGAATGCCTATTTGGGAGACATTCTCTCTTTTTTACAGCAACGCTTTCAATTTCTCCTCCAGCACGAATTTGGCAATGGCTCCGACCTGCCGTCCGACCTCCTTGCCGTCCTTGAAGAAAATCACCGTCGGTATGTTCCGGATGGAATACCTTACGGCTATGTCGTTGTTCTCTTCCACGTCACACGCAGCGATAACCGCCTGTTCCTTGTAGGCCTCCGCTAACTCCGCAACCATCGGTGCCAACGCCTTGCACGGGCCGCACCACTCGGCGCCGAAATCGACCATGAGCGGCTTCTCCATAGAGAGCAGCTCATCAAAGTTCTTCTCTGTCGCTTGTATCATAATCATTCGTTATAGGTTATACTCAAAAGGCTGCAAAGATACCGAAATATCCCCGGATCGCAAACACAAAACCGCCCCTTTTCAAAAAGAAGCGGTCCCATGCAAGAGAATGAAAGCTAAATGGTATCCCCATCTCCAATCTGAATATCAAAGGGATTGAGGTCGAACTCGTGCGTAATATTGGTATCGTCCTGCTGGCTCTCCATGCCGTCCTCGCTGAAGATACAGCCTTTCAACGTGACGGTGGTGGTCGTCCAGTCATCGCTGGCCATCGGGTTGGCGAACGAGATGATCAGGTCGAACTCTCCGATGTCCATCAGACTGCCGTAGGTCGAGCGCAGGGTCTGCTGCGTGGCATAGTCCATCGTGATGCTCGCCGTGTAGGAGATGTTTCCGAAACCCCGGCTGACCGGTTTCCCGCCCAGACCGTAGTTGGGCTCGATTTTGCGTTTCTTGCTCCATTTGATACCCGAAACGCCTTCGAGTACGGTGGAGCCTTCCTCGATTCCCAAAGCCGTACTGGCTAAGGTAATCATCGACCAAGAGTATGCGACGTTGTTTATGATTGCCATGTTTACATCTATTTAGCGGTTAGTGATAAGCCTTCCTCGACATAGATTTTCACGGCCACACCGACAGGTACGATGACATAGCTGATGCGCAGCGTATCGTCCACCAGTACGTTCTGGTTGGGGTCAATGGTCACGGCATAGCCGCTGATCTCCTGTGCTGCCTGCATCTTGGCCAATATATCACCGATCAGGGTCTTGAAGGCCGTAATCTTCGAGGGTGCGAGAAAGCCCGTTGCAGGGTTCACCATCAGAGGGCTGTGCAGATACGGTAGCAAGGCTTCGCGCACGGCACGGCGGCTCTTATTTATGGTACGGTTGCGGGCGATGGTACGGTAGTCCCCGTTGGAGCAGGTCTGGTCTTTGGAGATGTAAATGCCATTCTCCCGACCCGAATACTTGATGGGAAAAATGTATCCCTTGTCATCCAGTTCGTCCAGCAATACCGGCGAGAGGGATTCGTACAGGTTGGTCGATACGAATTCGTCCTCGGCATCGAGCGTAAGATCTCCGAACCCGAGCTCAATCTGCTGGAAGTCGTCGGCAAAGAGGTTGAACTGACGTACCCAGGCGATGGACTCGTGAACGCTCGCCTTGGCAAGGGCGCCCATGACAGCACCCAGGAATCCCACCGGCGTATGGTTCGGGTTGCGGGACTGAATCGTCGCGTTCTGGTCGTTCCGCGCCTGCCCGAAGATGACGCTGGTGCGGGACGACTCGCAGATGGCCGACGGGATACGGTTCAGGTCAATGACCTTTGCCTCTTCCGTGTCGCTGCCCGTGTTACCGGGGTTGGCGCACAGCACCACCGACAGGGGTTGGTTCAGCTCGGCCAGTGCCACCGCCTTGTCGTTGATGCCCTTGACGAGGTTCAGGTTGTATTTCTCCTGCTCGCCGTTGAGCTTCCAGAGCGGCTGCTCGGTCCAGATACCCACCTGCGAGATGAGCCCGTCCGCCGCGCGCTGCATCACGTCCAATGCGTCCCAGTTCTGGGAGCAGTCCGCGAACATGACATACAGCCGCCCCGGACCGTCGATGTTGCCGCCCATGCGAAAGAACTCGCGGATATGGTAGGCCGGAATACCGAACAGGAAGTTTTCGTTGGCCTCCTCGTCCGGGTCACACGCGACACGCTCCTGGATGCCGAAGTCCTGCACGGAGGATTTACGGCTGGTGATGCAGATGACATCGCCCGGTGCCACGTTCATCTCGTTGCTTTTCCCGTAACCGGCGGTAAAAAGGTCGGGCTGTCCCGATACGTCGAACAGCAGGCCCGTGATTTTCTCGTTGCTTGCGGATGCGGCATACGGCAGATTGCCGTCCACATCCTTGATGATTACATTACCTAAAGCCATATCGCCTGCATGTTATGATTTGTAATAGGGATTCTTGTAGAGGATGGCCTTGCCCCGGATGGCCGGAGTGGTCTGCGGCGTGTACATGCTGCCGTCGGCATCGATGTAGAGTTCCTTGTAGTCGGGAAATTTCCCGAGAATGGCCAACACCGCAGCCGGAATCTCGGTCGCCGCTTTCGGTGCCTGTTCTTTCTTCGGGTTTTTCTCGGATGCCGTATCTTTCTCCACAGTTGCTGCCGACGGTGCGGCTACCGTCGCATCGGGCTGGGTTGTATCTGTTTCGGGAATGGTCGTTTGAGTCTTTGCCATAGATATTTCGGTATGAAAAAGGGGGATGGAGCATGGTGTCCATCCCCCGCACGGTTATTATTCGGTGATTCGGTAAAGGGTTATGCCGTTTTGGCGTAGGCCGTATGGACGACGATTTCGGCAGGCTTGACGATGTTCACGTCCATCTTCATTCGCATTTGGAAGAAGAAGAGTTCCGAGTTGGATTGCAGGCGGTCCACTTTGAGGACTTCGGCATCGTTGGCGTAATCGACACCCATCCACAGGTTGGAATCCATGCCCGACGTGAAGTTGCCCATGACAATGGTGTGCTCCGGTACGCCCGTGATGGGGATGATGCGCTTACCCTTGAAACGGTAGCGGTTTACCTCGCTGTTCTCGGAGTATTTTACCATCTTGTCGGTGATATACTGGTCGTAGGCGTCCCACGCTTCCCAGCCCATGACGATGCTCAGGCCCGACCGCTTGCGGATCTGCTTGGGGCATTTCTTCCACATCGAGTAGAGGGCCGCCTCGACCGCAGCACCGTCCTTGAGCTCTGTCGTACCGGAGACGATGCACTGGCCGCCTGCGACGGTCTGGGCATCGGTGGCGTTCACGTTGTCGATGATGCGCTTGACGACCCCGTCGAAGTATTTCTCCTTGCCGGCTCCGATCTGCACGGCACCGGCGGGAGCCGTGATGCCTGCGGCGGCCGCACCGCCCTTGGCCGAGGTCCAGATGGCATTGCCGATGAACTCGTTTTTCTTGTCCATCAGAAGGCGCAGCATCGTGGCCTGCAACTTGGGGTCGAGCTCGCGGAAGACGAGGTTGCCCGTCGGCTGCGCGAATTTCCAGTACGCCTCGAAGTCGCGCGGATTGAATTCGAGGTAAACCATGAACTCGGCGGGTTCGAGATGGCGTTCCGTGAACTGGTATTCGTTCTCGCCGTTTTCGCCTTTGGCTCCGTGCGAGCTCTGGGGCGTGGGCACGTTGTCCTGAATGATGTCTCCCAACCGGATAGCCGGCAAGGTGTACTTGTGCTGGATGCCGGACTTGATGTGTATCAGCCCCTCACGGTAGGTGTCGTTGCCCTGCGCCGTGTAGGTGAGCAGGTCCTCCAATACCTCTCCGGCATAGCCGTTCTGTAAGAAAGTTACTGTATCTGCCATTGTGTTAGTGATTTTCTGGGTTAGAATCTCGGCCGCGAACAGGGAGCATCGACTCAAAGCGGTAAACCACTTCCGGCAAATCAGTTTATGTGTATCAAGGTGGCGGGATGGTACGTCTCCCACCGGACGGGGTTATTGCAGTTTCTTGAACTGGAAGTCTTTGCCTACGACGGCTTCGACCTGCTCGGCGATTTTCTGTCCGGCACTCTTCAAGGCATCGGCTGCCGCTTTGGCGTTGTCGGGGTCGGTGGCAATCTGCTCGCTGATTTTCTCGCGGGCGGGAATCGAACCGATGGTGTCCTGCACCAACTGGAAGTTCGTGGCGGCCATCTCTTTCCAGCCGGGCACCGCGTCCGCCTCTATCTTGCCTTCGTCCACGGCTTTCTGCAAGAAGTTCTCAATGGCGCTTGCCTTGGCGTCGGCCTCTTTCTGCTCATAGACCTGCAACCGGGCGGTTACGCTGTCGAGGTCTTTCTGGAGATTGCCGATGGCGGCGTCCTTACCCGCGATGACGGTCTTGGCATCGCTCAGTGCTTTGTTCGCCTCGGCCAGCCGGGCTTCCACACCGGTCAGCTCCGAGATGCGGGAGAGCACGTCCTTGACCTCGTTCTTCTCCTGCATGCCGAGCGAGGCGATCACTGCGCTGTATTCCGGGGATAATGTTTTCTCTTCGTTCATGGGTCTCTGATTAAGTTTCGTATTAAGAATAGTGGTTTTCTCGCCCGACGGGTGATTTTCATCCTCGGGCGGTGTGATGCGGTTCATGACTGCCTGTATGGCCGCCGCATCCGTGATGCCCGACAGGTCGGCACGCACCTTGTCCCGGAGCTGCTTGCTGGTCCTCAGTACATGGCTTTCGGGAATGATGCCCGCTTTCACGGCTGCCGCCGCATCGAAGAATGTCCCGTCCTGCCCGGCAGCGCCGTCCATGATGGCCCGGACTTTCTCGTGGCTTAACCCGAACCGTTTGCGGTAGATGGTCTCGATTTGTGCCGTGAAGGCTTTGACCAGCTCGGACGGTTCCCCATCGTTTTCGTCGGGAAGGAACGGATTGTGAATCATCAGTATCCCGTAATCCCGCATGAACGACTTGTCCCCGGCAGCCCAGATAACGGAGCCCATCGAAGCGGCCATGCCTTCGATGACGCATTCGGTAGGCACCGAGGCGTTCTGGATGGCGGCATAGACCGTCATGCCGTGCAGCACCGAACCGCCCTCCGAGTTGATGAGCACCCGGATGAGGGACGAACGCACGATGTTCTCCAAAAAGTCGAACGCCTCGCTGAAACGCCCCGCGCTCTCTTCCGTAATGCGGCCGAAGAAGCGGATGGAGGCCGGACGCCCTGCGCCCGACTGACAGACGATATGTTCAAAAGTTTCCGTGTTCATCTTTTCCTTTGGGTAAGAATAGCTTCGCTCGCATAAAATGGTTTATAATCCGTCTCCGGAGCCATCCGGAACATCCCCGGCAGGCTTTTCCTCTTCGGGTTCTTTTTCATCCTCCTCCGGCAGGTCCGGCACATCGACCGAGGGCTGGAATCCCGTAACCTTTTCGTAAACCGGTTCGGCATGGTGCCCGTGTCCCGCCGTGTCGTGCTGCGGCGCATCGGCATGTTGCGTGAAAGGCGGCATGACCAAGTAGCGCTCGACCCAGTTGCGGTACTTCCATGCTGACGATTCCCGGAACCAGACCTCGTAATCCACCCAGTACGCCTGCAACATATTGGTGGTAACAGGCATGTCGAAGTAAAGGAGGTTGCAGCGTTCCGTGAGTGCCGGTTCATGGCTTTTGGCATCCTGAATGGCGACGTTCAACCGTTGGAAAACGATGAACGGGTCGCATTCCCGTTCCGGGTCGGTATGGTTGAGCGTATTGAGGATGAAGCGGATGCGCATGGTGGCGCGGCCCTCGCCGATACGTTGCTGCTGCACGAGGTAGCGCACGTTCACGAAGCGGATGAAGATGGCCGGGAAGGCGATTTCCATTTCCAGGTTCTCGCTGCGCACGATACGGGAAAACTGTCCCGTGTCAATCATGATTGTTCTGAAGAACGATGGACTTTGCGGGTCCTCCGGATTCTCCCTGAGCGTGAGGATGGCCCGCCGGACGGCCTGATACATGTTCACGAACGGATTCTCCGAGACCGATTCCGGCACGGCGACCGCAGGTCGTTCCGCTTCCGGAGCGGAACCGTTTACGGGTGGATTATGTGGTTTCTTGTCTCTGATCATGGGTTCGGAAAGGGAAATCCCCGGAACAAGATGGGGATAAACAGTTGATTGACGGTATGGTTCAGTTTCGGGCTAATGCCGATAAACTGCCGGTGCTCGGGTCGCCGACGGCTGTACTGATTGACGGTATAGAGCCCCAAAGCCGGGTCGGTGTTGTGCACGGCTGCGTAACTTTGGGAAGCGCCGCGCTTCCCATGCTGGTGATAATTGCTTGCCTTGGTCCAGATGGCATAACGAGCCCCACGGCGGAAAATCTTTTTCCGTTCGCCATACGCACGCTGGGTAAGGTTGGTGCGGTCCATGCGCTCCGCCTCCCCGAAAATAGAGCGGGACAAATTACCGGTATCGTTCATTACGGGATGCGTGAAACGGCGTCCCCAGCGGGATTTACGCTCCGGCCACAGCTTGCCGCTGCCATACAATCCGCCTTCGGCAAAGCTGGTGCGGAAACGGCTCTTGGAGTATTCGCCGGCCATTGTCACGAAGTCGTGGGTGTTGAACTCCATCTTGTTGGGCAGATAACGGCCGTTGCCTTTCGGAGCCCACTGCTCGCAGAATTGTTCAAGGGTGATTCTCATGGCTACGGGTTGGTGTCGGTTTGTTTCACGCCTCGGGGATGACCGTAACGTTTGTAGTATTCCTCGTCCGACATGATGCCACGGTCCGACGAGCTACCGCCGGGCACAGCACCGCCTCCGCAGCCCATGCCGGGTATCACGTTGAGCTGCTTGCCTACGATGATGCCGAACTCTTTCTCGATTTCGTCCGCCGCCACCTCGTACTTGTCCGTGATGAGCGAGTAGAGCTTGATGCGGTCTTCGTTATTCATGTCGATGCGGTTGGAATACTTGAATTCCAACCCGGCAGGGATATAGCCCATCGCCACAAGACGGGGGACAATCTGCTCGTTCATCACGTTCTCGATGTAGCGGCGGTACACCTCGATGCGGTCGCGGAAGATGTCCTGATGCGCCTTGGTGGAGCCGACATACGACTGCATGCCTCCGGCCATCGATTCGGAGCCGAGAATGAGGTTCGAGACCTCCTTGTTGGCGAACTGAATTAGTCCGGTATATATCTTCTCGCTGTTTGACATGGTGAAGGTCTTGATGTCCACTTCGTCCTCCAATCCCGTTACGATGATTTTATTTTGAGCTGCATTGGAGATGTCTTGCGCCAGACGCTTGCGATCCATGTTGTTTTCGCTGACGGTCTTTCCGTGAATAATCGGCTGACCGTATGAATGGCTGAAATTCAAGTAGTTCGCAATCGTAAACTTTTTGGCGAGGATAAGTGGCGTCGTGGCCGAGAAGAGTCCCAAATATCTCCCGTCTTGATGAGCACATAACGCTTCCGGTAGGCGGCCGAGCGGATGTCCCAGTGCGGCAGCCACAACCCCTGCCGCTTGACGACGATGCCCTGTTCGGGCAGGACGTTGCGACGCTCGATGCTGTTCACTTCTTTCAGGCGACCCGTATCGGGGTCGATGTCCGGCATGATTTCCAAAAGCGTATAACCGTAGAGTTTGGCTTCGATGATGCCACGGATGATTTTATCGAATTGCGAGCCCTGTATCTTCTGGCTCTCTTTCACATCCTTGACGTATTTGCCCTTGTCGTTCAGACGGGCGAGCATATAGCGGTCACCGAGTATCTGGCTTTCGAGCGTCTCGATGACCGCACGGATGTGCGCATCCTGTTGCAGACACGCATCGTACAGGTCGATCAGACGCGCCCGGTCGTCGAGGATGGTTCCCAGCAGCATGTTCGAGCGCACCGAGCGGTAGCGGTTGTGCCGTTCGATTTCCCGTACGTATTCCTGAATTGTTTTTTTTGACGTGTGGAATATGCTTTCGAGCAACTCGTGGTTAAAAGTACCTTCTTCCTGCATTTTTTCGGGTTTCAAAAAGAATAGTTCGAACCCGAAAAAATGGGTTATCCGCACCCTTCCGACCATACGAACAAATTACCTCCAATATGTTCGGTTTACCATACAAAATAGGCGGATGAATACTTATAGTTTTTTTGCTTGTTTTTGCGCTGTTTTGTTGTTTGTAAATCGCTATAAATGAATTACTAACAAGAAAATTTATCGGCAAATTTATAGCCAAAATCGAGCCGAAAAGTATATATTTTCCTTCAAAATTCAATATTTTGAGAAAATGAAAGCAATAGAAAATCATCAAGGGTTCAGACTTCGGTTCGGCGAGTTTCCGGATTTGCTGTTTACCGTTACCGACGCCCGAACTTATTTTGACATGACACATTTCCTGCAATCCATGAAACTGGAACCGGAAGAGAAGATTACTGAATTCACCGAAGGGTTCGCCCTTTGGATAGAGCATTTGGGTAAGATGTACGGCATACAGCCGGACGAACGCCTTGCCGTGGATGCCGCGTCGGGACACTTTCTGGCGGAAGAATCCTTTGCCTTGCCGTTCCTCTGCTGTGCCGACCCCGTATTCGGCGTGTACCTGCTGGAAAGCATGTCTCAGATGATGCTGGTCGGCATCGTGTGTTCCGACTCCTACATCCTCATGCAGGCGCAGCAGCGGTTTACCGCAGAAGAACTGAATCCCACCTCAAACCCTCATGAGCAATGAAAATGAAAGGCCCTTTTTTACCCTCGAAGCAGTTGCTGGTCTTCAACGGCGCGTATGTACTCATCGCCGTGGTGCGCTCGCTGCACAGCGCGGCGGATTTTTCAGGCATCAACCTCCAAAGCATATCGTTCTCCTGCACCGGGAAGTATGTAGCCACCGGAGGCTTCTATTTCCGACACGCGCACCCCGATGTGCAAATCGACCTGTCGGACCTCGACAACCTGACATTGCAGGAGTACGACCGCCTATGCGGTGTGGAGCGCCGCTATTTCACGGTGCGTGAGATGGCCCACAAGCGTCAGGCGTATGACCAGCGGCGCAAGGAGTTCCGGAAGTTCTGTAAACAACGTGATTTAGAAGAGAAAAAGAATGAAAAATAATACAAGATGAAAAGCAATGCGATACTATGTGAAGAGTACCCGGTCAGGGTGCTGTTCAACGATGACAAAACCTTGGCATGGGTGAACCTGCATGACCTCTGCAAAGTATTGGGGCGCGAGGAGATGCTGACCGACAAGGCGGCTATCCGCCAGTTGCCCTCCAGTATTCAGATTCCGTTCCGCAAGAAAGGACGCGAGATGTGGGCCATCAGCCCTTACGACGTCTATAAGCTGATCCGGCCTATGCGGCGCGAAAACTCCATCGCGGCAAAGAAGTGCGCCGCAGTGGAGACGTGGCTGAACGAACTGCTCGAAGACGCGGCCATACAGTCTGCCAGAGCGACGCAACCCGCGCAGCAGGAAGATGTGGTGTTCAGTTATCAAGACCATCCGATTTCTTTCCGTGCCGCGAACAACAAGATGATGATAAACGCCACACAGATGGCCCGCAGCTTCGGCGTGTTGCCGGCAGAGATACTGCGCAAGGCGGATTTTGTCCGCTATCGCCAGCATCTGGTTGAGAAGGGCATCTCGGAAAGTCTCGACAGTCAGATTTTCACCACGCGCGGCCGTAACAACGGAGCCACGTGGATTGATGAAGAGCTGGCGATGGAGTTCGCCCGCCAGTTGTCGCCGGAGTTCTCGCAATGGTGCAACACGAAAATCAACGAACTGATGACACGGGGGTATGCCACGCTGGAATCACGGTCCGAAAGCGGTATGGGCACTACCGAAAACCTTCCCGTGCCGCAAAGCCTCGACGAGGCTCAGCAGTTGATTGTCGCCCAACGCCACGAAATACACCTGCAACAGGAACGAATCGACGCCGATTCCTACAAGGTGGAGTTTTACGATAACCTGATAGAGGGACGGGATTTCTACTCGACGACATGGCTTGCGCAGGAACTGAACACGACGCCCCGGCAGTTGCACCAGTTCCTCGCGGAGAAAGGCATCTGCAAATTCTCTAAAAATCAGTGGGTGGCGTTCATGCCATACCGGAGCTGGCAAATAGACATGCCGTATTACTGGAACAACCTGCGCACCGGCAAGTGCCATGCCGCCGGGACACGGAAGCGGTGGAGCAAAATCGGCCGTGACCAGATTCTCGAACTATGGAACAGGGAGCCGCCTAAACGCCCTGAACTACCGTCAGGACGCCGCCGGGTGGAAAATCCGTACAGCCACCTGACGGAAGGCGCGGACTATTTTACACCCACGCAACTCGCCCGTGAAATCGGCATCTCTGCCAGCCGCATGAGTAAATTTCTGGAAGATAGCGGCATTTGCCGGTTCGTGAAAAAGCAATGGGCCGTCCTGCCGGAATACCGGGAGTGGCAAATCGACGTGCCGTACTATTGGACGAATCCCAAAACGCAAAAACGATGGGCGTTCGGTACCCGGAAACGGTGGACACTGCTCGGACGGGAGAAAATCATCGAATTGTGGAACAACGGCAATGCCGGAAAAGAAACGGAGGTAATAGAATGAGCAAGGAACTGATCGACAAGATTTCAAGAGCCACGGGACGCTATCCCGTGAGTTGCGACTGTCCCCGTTGCCGGAGACAATGCCTGACGCCCTGTCTGGGCACGCCGGAGGACATCTGGCGGCTGATAGAGGCCGGATACGAAGAAAGATTGCGGATTACATTTTGGGCTGTCGGTATGCTGGTCGGAGCCATCCCGTTCCCGATACTGATGGTGCAGGCGCATCAGACGGAGCACGGCTGCATATTCTGGAAAAACGGGCTGTGCGAACTGCATGGCCAAGGGCTCAAACCGACGGAGGGTTGCTTGTCGTATCATGTCCTTACGGAAGAGAACCTCAATTTCGAGAAATCGCTGACGTGGAACGTAGCCAAAGAATGGATCAACACGGAAAACATTTCTTTCATCGCCCGCATTCTGCAACGCATCGTAAAATGAAAGCCGTATGAAACACAAAGGGAAAAGCAACAGTACATTCCGGCATCCGAAACAGGTGCTACTGTTCGGACACACGCGCATACTGGTTGCCATCTTCAAGTCGATGCAGTCGTGCGCCGAAATCACCGGAACATCCGTCAAGACGGTTAGCCGGGCCTGCAAAGGCGAATATGCGCAGGCGGCGGGATTCTATTTCCGGCGGTTACATCCGGACGTGGAGATTGAAATGGCAGACCTCGACACGCTTCCTCTGGAGGAGTACGACCGGCTCTGCGGCGAGGTGCGCCGCTACCTACCCAAGGAGCAGGTAAAGGCTTTCAGGGAGAAGTTCGAGCAAACCTACAGGCATAGAAAAAGACTCGATGGAGGCTGACCGATAACTATTTCCGGTTCTATAAATACAGAAAAGTAAGATGCAGTAATATATTATATATACTATACTACTATCTTACTTTTCTTTTTATCTACTGAAAGAAAAACATAGCGAACCCCTTTAGGGGTGAGCATTAAAGGGTATAAATAAACACTGGAGCGTAGCGGAAGTGCTTTATTTATACCCTCCACCTTGCTTCTTCTTTAGAAGAAGATAGAGAATACCGATACAGAAATCCAAAAGAGTTATTTCTCGGCAACTTAAATCTATCTCTTGAATTTCAAGTAATTGATTCAATATAATCACAAATGGTTTCTATGTCATTTTGCAATTCGTCTGGAGTATCTACATAGCGATTCTCATGTTTTTCTCTAATATCGTAAGATACTGGTACGTCAAAACTTCCAGTTTGATTAAACTCATCCGCCAATAGTTTCCAATGTACCGTTATTTTCTCCGTTGGATAAACAGGTTTTACAAATATTGGTTTAGTCGCAATATTATTACTACCTACCAGCAAGTCTCTGCCTTTCAAAAGTACGTTTTTTTCTTCCTCATCGATGTAGGTTGATGATGGATGGGGAATTTCAACTCCAAACACACTATTCATCTTCTTATTATTGCTTCGGATTTCAGTTACGTCATTTCCGAAGTAAAATGTTATTTCAAAACATTTTAACGAAGGTATTCCGATATTTTCCAAATAAAACTGAATAGGATAGAAACTTTTATTTATCTCGCCTCGAACTATTTGAACAGAAGTGGCTTGAACTACATTGCGGTTAATATTTTGGAAATCTGCAATAGCAATTTGAAATGGCGACATCCCTAATAAAGGGTTGTTTGCCAATGATTTTGGTTGCTCCTTTAATTTGTATGAAATTCTTTTTTCTTCAAATGTAGGAGATAACATCTCTACATTTCCCTCGAAAAAATATCCGACTTCTACCTTATATTGAACTTTTTGTAATAATTCTAACTTTGCTTTTAGTAAATCATTTATCAACCAAATAGCAAAAGGAATATTTATGATAGCTAAAATTATGACTATAATCCAGTTATATTCACCTTGCGTCACCTCAATCCCCCATGAATGTTTTCCGGAAGTAACATTATATGTTATTTTGAGAGCACTGAACCCAACCAAAACTAATGTGTCCAGTGTTATGAAAGCCCTAAATGGTCTTGTTTTCCAATAGATTGAAAACAAAGATTTTATGAAGTCAAGAATTTTATCAATCATTGTTATATAATTCAATTTATCCCTTTAACGGATAACGGGACAGTTGTTCCTTCCGTTTCTCCTGTAACTGTAAGGCAAGTTCTCTTATACTCGCTTCATCCGTGGAATAATTACCGGATCTGGCCCGCTTTATATCTCTCCGTCGTCCCTTATCCGTTGTCCTACAAACCTTCCAGAACTCTTTCAGGTAATAATACACGCTCTCTTCAGAACGGGAAACAGGACCGACACCCAGTTCGTTCAAAAGATACCTCCGGAGTTCCTCCATCGGTTCCCGATACCGGGAATAGTTCCCGTTATTGAAATACTTCGCACCTTTGGTCTTGCCTTGCTCGATAGTCCTGCATACCTCCCAGAACTCGTCCAGGTAGTAGTAGCCTTTTCCTGCCGGAGCCAGATAATTGACCGGCTCGATCCGCTTGTAAAACCCGTTCCAAAGGACACCGGCCTTTTCCAGCTCTTTCGCCAGTTCCTCACGCTGTCCCACGTTGATAGGCTCCAACTGGTAATCTTCTGCCGGGCCGACAACCTCCCGCAGCGAATAACGCACCGGACCGTCTTCCAGTTTCATACAGTACATGACAATCCGTCCCTTGGCATCGATTTCCCGAAACACACCGTAACCGATTTTCTGACCCAATACGCTGATTTGGTACTGGACATTCTCTTTGGGTGTTTCGCGCGGTCTGAGTCTGTTGCGCCACCGGTTCCAGACCAGCCCTTCCCTGTAAAGAGCCCGTTGCAGGCGGAGAACCGTCTCCTTGTCGGCGATTTCCAACGAGGTATAGTCGAAACATCCGGAAGCAACGTCCAGTTCATCACCTCTGATCGAGACGTACAGGCACACGGATTGATTTACGCCCACTGTTTCGACAATCCCTGAAATCCCTTGCCCCACAAGGTTCACGACATCACCGCGTCGGGGCGTATCCGTCTCGAACCATTGTCGGAACTCTTCGTATGTTACAGGCAACCGTTTGTCGGGTGTCGCGTCGATAGAGACGACAAAGCGTCGCTGGGCACAAAACTGCGCTATGGCCAGTTCATGTGTCTCATTCTTCGGTCTGTAACATCGGAAGAAATCATGGATTGCCGACTTGCTTTTACTCATCCGGTATTTGCATCTATAAATTATATACAGGTTTACTTTAGGCAAAGATAAAGATTATCGGGGAAATGCGGGCTTAAATTATCAATTTTCTTTTTAGGGAAACCTAATAAAAGTTTCGACAAAAAATTCGATAATTCATTAGCGCACAAATTTCTATGCAAGACTGTATATGCGACCGTCTGCTTTAATGCCCCATTTTGGAATGTTTTAATAAACAAGATTCTCCGCATAACCGTGTCTGCCATAATATGAAATGACAATCGTCAAGAGGATCCGATAATGCAAAGCCGGCGGGTAAATGGATTCTTGCAAAGTCTGTCTATGACCGGACGGCTTCTCCCGCTACAAATCCTGTTCTGTTTTGAACGAATAATCCCCCGAAACTGTGCCAAACTTTGAACAAAAAAGTCAGAGCCAAAAACGGGACTTGAAAATCAGGCCGTAGGGCGCGTATCGAATCCGCACTGGGGGTAGTACCCACCCCGTTCTTTTCAAAAATTATTAGTGTATTGTTATTCAGTGTCTTAACTCCTTCACTTTGTAGAAAAGTGAAAATTCAAGTCCTTTTTCGGTTGTCATGCCTATAAATCGTAATTAAAAAATATAAAAACAG